TCAACGAACGGCGCGTACGGCACATTGCTACCGACCTCACGCGTCAAGATACCCGACCCGAGACGGCCGAACGATGCACGCAGCCGGCCCGTCCTGTTCTGGAATCTGTTGGTTTGCTGCACGTACTGGATCGCCACAGATTCCGCCACGTTCAGCGCGTGGTGAATAGCCGTTGCGAATTTCGTCCCAGCAATAGCATCCAAAGCCCTGGCAAGGTCCGTCGGCTTCATACCGTGCCGGCCTTGCGCAGCACCACATAGCGATGCAGTGCATGGTCTACCTCGTCACCCACTCGTACGTACCAATCGCCGCCGCTAGCGGTCCCTGGCCCTACGACCAGGTATTTGACCTCTGTAGGCGATGACGACGTAGCAGGGTCAATCGTACTAACCGCAACGTGATTCGGCGTCATAGGGCCCACTCTGATGTCCTCAGCTTGGTATCTGCCGCCTGATGCCACGACGTCGCGCGCCGATATCGACCGCACCTTGGGCCGATACTTGCCCGCAGCCACAGTGATCACGGTGTCCGTGTTTGTAGCCGTTCCCAGCCCGACACGAGCCCCTGACCACGTGGTGACACGGACTGTGACCGTGTACGGTCGCAACCCCATCTCAGACGGTATTCCACGGATGTCGTCGAGCGATGGCAAGATGTCATCAACGAACGAACCCATGGCTAGTATACCTCTAAGACTTGGTTGCCAGATAGCCGATAGTCACGCAGGTTCACGACGCCGAGCGCGTCTGCTAGCTCGCGCCGCAGATGCCGTTGCACTTTCTTCAGCTCGGCAAGTCGGTTATTTCTGCCGTCACCGTCGCCGAAGAACTCAACCTCATCGACCTTCTTGATACCTGCTTGCGTGCCAGCCTTGGACATCAGTCCGCTAAACCCGCTCACAGCAATGAGCTGCTTGAGCAACTCACGCACGATCGACTCACCACCCTCAACCGTTATCGGATAAGTGCCACTGTGCGCATATTGCAGATGCACAGTGATCACACTACCAGAGATCGATTGTATGGTAGCAGCCTCTTGTCTGCTATCAACGTCAACGATCACTCGGTCATACACTGCAAACCCAGTAGCGGACGCGAGCGTAATCGCTACCGGAGTCAGCGTGGTGGCCGCAGTCACAGCAGTGCTCGACGTAGTCGATGCACCGCTGCTCATGTAGGCCTGGATGACGTTGTTGAACACCGCCACGACTCCGATATACGGCTCGGCGCCAGCTTCGAGCACATTGTACCCGAGCTCATAGCGGATTCGCGATATTTCAGAGTCGAGGAGTGCCATCAGTCAGCCTGTACCCAGTGGTATTTCAGTGCGTAGGTGTCGTCTGTTGCGTGTGCGGTAGCGCCACCCGTCACAAACACGAGCCTGGCGTATTTGTACGGAGGTGGTGCAGGCAACATCACTGCGCGCGTGGTGGTGACGTTGGAGCCTGTACCAGCAGCAGTCGCGACGTTGGCCGCGCTGTTGACGGTAAAGATATCCTCCCAGTTGGTGCCATCGTTGCTACCCTGCCACTTGGGCGTGAGGGTGAGCGACGTAGTCTTGACCACCATCGACACATAGCCAACAACACCGTAACCAGGCGCGAAATTCGAGCAGTTCAGGATGTTGGTGCTTGCTGTGCCGACAGTCGTACCAGCAGCCACCGCAGTGACTGCGGTAGCCGAGATCGACTTCTGGTTATACTTGATTCTTGCGTTGAATCCCATTGTGAACCTCTAATTAGGATGTGCTGATCAGCACACCGAATCGGTTATCGAGGGTGACGAATCCCATATAGGTCAACCAGATAATGAGTGCTTGCTCGCCGTAGTTGTCCGCTGTGCTCAATCGAACCTCAGGCAACATGCCTGCGCCGATGCCGGCCATACCAGGGCCGAACGCTTGACCACGATAGATGGTCACGCTCGAACTGTTCGATGCGGTGCTGAGGGTGTTTGACTTGTAGATGTCAAACCCTGCAACGCTCTTGTAGTACGACTTGGTGAGCAATGGGTTGATGGGTGGGTTATGCTCTGCGAACTTAGCGAATTGCGAGTCACCCTTCAATTGATGGATTTGGTTGGGATGGAGCACCATCACGCGCTTGCCGTTACCGAACACGGGGATGTTGGCTTCGTCGAGAGTTTTCTCTGCGCGGCTAAGTGTGTCAAAATCCATCGGAGCGTCACCCGCAACGAGCGAGTCGTTGTCGGCTGTAAATCCGCTAGGTCGCACTGTGCTAGACACTGCATCGTACAACGACACCATGACTGTGTCGAGCCACTTGTCGAAGTCGCGTTTGAGGTGCAAGCCGGCTAAGCCCATGAGCTTATGCAAGGCCACCGAGCCATCGAAACGGTCGATGCCAAATGGAGCCACACGTGAGTTGGTGCTATCGTATGGACCGGCAAAGCGCTTGAGCGTGATGCTGGTTTGTTCCGATGTCACGTCGATCGGTGTGGTGCTGATTGATGTTCCGTTGGTCACTAAGCGCGAAGCTTGCGTGTAGGTCGTGGTCGCAAATGCAGGTCTGTTCAAGCGCACGGTATGGCCTGCGCCTTTGCCGAGTTCGGCAACGACTGCAACAGCCTCTGACATGATGGGGTCAGGCTCGAGAGCGAGTTGTTGCTCGCTAAGACCGGCATAGTCAGCACCAGACTCGCCGATAGGGGCGCGACCAATGAGACCAGGCATTTGACCTGACAACTCAGCGCCAAGGGCCATCTTGGCCAATTGGGCATGGAAATATTGGGGCTCTGGTTGGGTGAGCAGCATAGCGCTGGTCACGTCAAAGAATTCTTGGGGCAAACTAGCCCGTCCGATAAATGGCATGAATACTCTCCGTTATCTACCCACCAACCACGAGTCGGTTAGGTAATTTTGGTTGCAATTTGTTTGTCGATTTCAGCCGCGTATCGCAGCCGGTAATGTGCAGCCGCGACGGGGTTTCGCTTCTGCAAATCACGCCATGTTTGCTCGTGATTCGGAGTCGCAACCGTTGCTGGCTGGGGAGGTTGTACGTTAGGCACCGTGTTAGCCGGCGCAGCGGGTGCGCTTGCCCATGTCGGCCTCAGTGCCTCGATGATTTGCAGTTGGCGCGCAGGGTCGTCGCCTGCTAGCGCAGCTACTGCGGATTTCTGCGAGTCAGTCAACCCGCCTAGCGCAGATTGCGCCATCGCCGCCATCGTTGCGGTGTATGTCTGCACTCGCTGTTCCAGTGGCTCCAGCTGTTTCACACGTTCCTGCAATTTCTGCATGTCCGTGAGTTCCGACTCGCGCTTGCGCTTCAACTCGTCCAGTGCGGTTTTCACCTCACTGACATCGTTGACGCCTAGCTGACTGAGCAACTCTCGCTGCGCGGTCTGCTTGGCCCGCTCCAATCTCTCGGGTAGCCATACTGGCTCCTGAGGTGCTGGTGTTGCTGGTGGTGTTACTGCTGGTGCTGGTGTTGTCTGCTCGTCGCTCATGTGTCCCTCCCGTGATTACCGCTCACGTCGCGTAAAAAAATGGGCGGGCCCTAGACGACAGGGCCCTGGTTGCTATCAGGTCTCGGTGAATGTCACGAGGAATTTGACGCCCTCGTCGGTTGCGTTTGCGCCGAATGTGGCAAGCGCTCCGTCTGCCCACTCGGTCGAGAAATCGGCCTGGAGCAATTGCGCGGTCATCGTGTTGGTTGATGTCGCCACGGTGTTGGCGTACATCTGCGCGCCACCGAGCGAGCCAGGTGCAACGAATGCCGCTGACTTGAGCGCGATGGTCTTGCCGCTGCGCAATGCGCTAGCAAGTGCGGTATGCACGTTCGCGGTAGACGAGTCGTCTGCGCTAGCGTATGTGCCGCTAAATTTGACTGAGATCACTGCTGACTTCACGTCAGCGCCTGCACTGGTCGCCTTAGGACCAGCTACCGTACTAATGTTGGAAACACTCAGCACGGTTCCTGTAACTGCTGCCATATCTGTTACTCCTGTTGGTTATCGTGCTGACTGCACGCCGTAGATAAGAATTGTCTGTACGGCCCCCGCCGAGGTACCAGCCCCGCCAGTGGCAATGCATCGTATTTGGTCGCCCCATGGGCCACCGGTAACGGACCCCGCGGCGATCACTGGAGATGTTCCAGATCCTACCGTGGTGATGTCGTTGGTTAGAGACGGTGAGAACCGATAGATTCTCGACGCCCCAGCCGCTGCGATCTGGGTAAAATGCACCCAGTCGTACCAGGTAGTGCCGCCGTCGAACGATGTTTGCAGGTACACGTCTAACGTGCCACCTGTCGCACCCTGCAACGTGGCGAACACCACGAGGTTATCGAATTTGGATAGGTTATAGACCGGGCTACCGATCGCGGCGGTCGCAGCCGTCGCCGGAGATGTACCGGTTATTTTCAACGGTACGATCATTTCTTCTTACCGTTCTTCGGCTCTGGCTTAGCGGTCTCACACCAGCTAGCCTCGCCGCAGTTGGGGCATGTGTGCTCGGTTCCACCCTCGTCCACTGTTCCGCATACGCTACATTTTTTCATCTTGATCTCTCGCTATCGAACACGCGCAGAGCTTTACGTATCTTCGCTAGCTCGCGTTTCTTGTGTGAGATGTCCGCTATCTCTTGCTCTAGCCGATTGGCTCGATGTCTCATAGCAGACACGTAATCTTCTACCGTTTGCGGCTTATCGCCTATCCGATGCTTGGCGATCGGTACGACGTTGACCACTGGCTCAGCATGCTCGTGACCACACTCAGGACATGCCGGAATCATCTTCATGTCCGAGCCCATCACCTGCACGAACCTCACGGTCTTCTGGCATTTCTGACACTGGCTCTGGCTCATCTTCGTTCTCCGCTATCAACTCCGACACATCACCGCTAAGCAGCCCGCGAGATTTCAGCCGCTCGACCGCCATCTTCTTGGTCATAAGGCCCGCAGAGATGGCAGCTTGACACAGCTCGATGTCTGATTTGTAGTCTGCTACCGTGGGCTTGAAATACGGGCCCCATACCAGGTCGAGACAGTCAACCGCGATGCCCATGATAGCGAGCAGCATCGACATGACCGGCACGATAAACCCGTCACCGAAATCACTCCGGTATGTGTCGCACCGGTCGGTGTGACGACGGAATAGAATTTCGAGCGCCTTACCCGACGCGTCACCTGCGATCTTGGCTGACTCGATGTCGATATCAACGAAGGCCAACGCCTCGCTGATTTTCGCCTTCAGGTCTCGCGCGTTGTCGTCAATGGCGCGCAGCGCGTCAGCGCCGAGCGTGAGCATTTCGACCTTCGCATCAGGCCGCTCGTACGTCCAGACCGTACCAGGCCCCTTGCGGCGCGCTGGCGTACCAGACGTACGGACCGAAAACCATCCGTTCTCGGTGGTAACCGATGCCGTGCGACCCGTACCGCCTGCTGACTCTTCACGGTCCACGCCGATCTCGATGATCTGCGGGTCGCCAGAATACAGCGATGCACGATACCGCTGCGAGAGACTAAAATTCATCGCGTCGATTTCGTCGCAGATGTTCTCATGCAGCGGATGCCCGTCGATCGCTGTACCAGTTGTCAACGTGCGGTACCACACGACAGGGCAGAAACCTAGCCCATGGGCTACGCGCTCGCGCTCCGTCCATGTAATGTCCAAATCAAACGATGGAGCCTCGACCGGCTCGAATACGGTGTCATGCGTCGCGTCGATCACTCGACGAAACAACATCACACGCTTCTTGTATGTCTTCTCCCGACCGTCGAAGTATTCCTCGACGAACGGATAGCAAATTTCTAGCTGCTCGCACACGTCATCTTCGTTGATGGTAGGCGTGCAATGCGCTGGGTCTTCAACCGAAATGAACAGCCGACCGTTGCGGATGCCCACGATCGCGCATGCCGACCCGCACGATAGCGCGGTACGGAATGCGCGGCGCATGCGAGTGTGGAATTTGGTCTGCTTGGTGACCAGTTCGATGGCCTCGTGCTGCGATGACTCGTCCTCTGTGGCGAACGTTGGGAACCGTCCCTCGCCTAGGCAGAAATCCAGATACGACGCAATGGCAATATCGACGATCGGGTAGACCACGCACGGCGCACGCTCCAAGATAGGCGGTGCGTCAGCACGCTGTGACAGGAACGGCTCACGCCCATCGTACTGCGTGCCTGCGACGTATGCCGCATAGCGCATGATGCGTTTCGCTCGTGGCGATGTGTATTTATCAACCAAAGCCGAAACTGTTGCCATCTGTGTCGTGCCTGCTACGTGACGCACCTCCGAGACTCGTGAACACAGCGTACCGCAGCGCATCTAGCGCGTGGTCGTTCCGTGTGTCGATTTCATCGGTGATTCTGTCTCGATTTTTTGCGTCTCGTTTACGTTTGTATAGCCCGAACTCTCGTATCAGGTTACGGCACCGTGGGTGCACGTAGAGCTTGGCGTATCTGGTGTCATCCGTCATGCGACGCACGGCCAATCTGTCTGCTACAGCGTCGATGCCCGCAGCAAGTGCGTTGTCTGCGCCTCTGACGTTCAGCCCCGCGCGCCGGTACTCTGCAATGCTATCTGGCCTCGATGGGTCTGCGAACCATTTGATGCCTGGGTACTGGTCGTTGAGTCGTCTAGCCTCGGTCGTCAGCTCGGAGATCGTCTTGTGCTGTTGGTAGTACTCATCGAGTACCCACGCCACCGCGTCGCGCCCACTGCCCGCTATGCCGATGACCAGCATCGCGGCCGGGTCTTCGTAGCCATGGTCGATGCCACCAACGAACGACGTCCAGATGATATCGCTCGGAGGTTGGCGGACGTGGATCGACGCATCGAACAACGAGTAGACTAGCCCCTCTGCGCTATCGAAATCGCACAGCCATTCGCGACGGAATATCTCTGGCGGAGTCTCCTCGCGTATCTGCTCCATGTAGGCACGGTCCACTGTTTCCGGTGCGTCGTACCCTGTAGCATGTAGCGAGAAATGGCCGTGTCTGTACTCTGGGTGAGTCTGCTGACCACGAATGAACGACCGATAGAGTAGCCCATACCGACCGCGCTTGGGCGTACCGGCTAGCATCCTGCGGCGCATACTCCACGGCTCGGAGAACCACGGGGTGATGACGCTATCGTAGATGCCAGGGTCTACGTCGTCGGATTCGTCGACGCAGACTTTATCGATACGAAGACCGCGCGCAGCAGTGTCGGCATTCTCGGCGCCGAACAGCTGGATCGTAGACCCACCAGGGAACCGCACCAGCCAGCTCGTATGGTCGATCTTGGCTCCGAGGAATCCCCACCGTCCGCTAGGTGACAGGTCAGTGTCCAGCGGGATGGCGTGGAGGTCTTTGGCTTGCTTGAACGTCGGCAACATCAGCACGCAGCGGATGCCGCGTTGATGCCCCATCGCATGCATCCTGACCTGGCCGTCGTAGGTGGCCACGTCGATCAGCATCGACTCGCGCAAATACCACGACTTGCCGATACCTCGGCCCCATGGCATTACGATTGTGGAATCATTGGTTATTCGTCGGTGGATTATCGACTGTGGACGATTCAGTTTGATGTCCATCGGATAGAATCACACGAACGGTTTGCATCTGCTGCGTAGCAGGTGCGTCTAGCACAGCATCGATGCCAACATACTTGGCATATCTCTCGAGCGCCTTGATCGCAGACGCATAATCTTTGAGGCCAGTGATGATGTTGCGCTCCATCAGCGCGTCATCAGCTATGGCCAAGAACTTGTTGGCTAGCGTGCGACGTAGCATGTTCAGCTCGTCGCGGTCTGACTCCAGGATGATGGATGCCAGACGGGTATAATTGCGGACCGTCGAAACCTCAACGTTCCATTTGGCTGCTAGGGTCTGCGTCCACCTGGACGAGGCTAGCCAGTCGCCAGACATCATCAGATGCGCGATGTAGTTCGCGCGCTCCGCTGGTGTCTGCAATGTTGATGGGTCCATAGCTATGCGTCAGGTAGTCCGATAAATGCAATCCACATGACGAACCGTGCGTATTGCTCATCGGTGAATTCGAGGTCTTCAAATTCAGCGTCAGCTATGGCGTCACAGAACGCCTCGACATCAACGGCCGCGGGGTGCTCGAACATGGTAGTAGGCGGACGCGGCATGAGGGAAAGGAAGAAACCTCGCACGTCCTACCCTACCGTGGCAGGGCACGTCATAATACGTCATAATACGTCAAATCTTATTCAGACACGACGTGTGATTGACTGAGAATTCTCTGAATTTCAAAGCCAATAGTTTGATTTTCTGGTTCAATTCAGAAATTTTTTCTGAGTGGTCATCAAACTTGTCTGCTACGGCAATTGCCACCTCAGTTTGCACGTCGAACATGTCAGCGCAATATGCGCGCAGCAACGCGATCGTGGTGTATCTCTTGTGGTTTCTGTTGCCACCTGACACTATTAATTTTCCGCCGCATTCAATGTTTTTTCTCTTGAGCATCCGCATCATTTTGTCGCGTTCGTTGCGATCGTTCCAATCGATGCCTGCAAGCCCAGCAACTTCTTTCATGCTGATATATCTGTATTTCAATGCGCTACTTGCCACTGATATACCTCCAGAACTCATCTTTTCGTTCTTTGCGAGCGCGACTTTTAGCCGCCACGTACTCGGCCACCGCAGCATCAACCAGCATCTTCGACCTAGCGATAGCAGCCCGCATGAGCCGTGCGTTGCGCTTCTTGTCGTCGGTCGGAGCCTCGATGCAGTCGGCCGCCACGGCGGGGTACTCGGCGCCCTCAGCGCGCAGCGCGTGCAACGATGGCGGACAGTGGCCGAACGCCCGCGCGAGCAGGCGCACCGTCGCATCTGGTAGCCGTGCGAGCGTGGCCCTGATGCGTTTCTCTTTGGTCGCAGCCCTGACGGCCTCATCTGATAGCGCGGTCGGCTCGGTCGGCTTGGTGCTGTAATTCTCTGATAGCTCGATCGACCGCACCGCGAACGACGCTAGCCCTTGGGTGAAATACCATTTTAGTTCGTCCATGATCAATAACCCTACCATAGCTGACTCAAATATGCTAGCATAATTCGCCATGTACCAATGTAAAATCCTAGCCGACTCTGTCGGACCCACCAATCACCGTCTAACCACGTTTGAAATCACCTACCCGAGATTCGTGCATGCCGAGTTCCTCACGCACCGCATGATCTCTCGCAACTCGGCATCGTCTCGAGCTATCCCCATCGAACGCATGATCGAAGCCGTGCGCACCAACCCCGTGACCCCCGTCCACTGGGGGCAGAACCAACGCGGCATGCAGGCCCATAGCGAGCTCGACCCGCTCGACCAGCTCCGCGCTGTCACGGTGTGGCTCCAGCACGCAGAGCTCGCAGCCGATGCGGCCAACGCGCTCCGGCTGATCGGCACGCACAAGCAGATAGCCAACAGGCCATTGGAGCCGTTCGCGTGGATTACCACCATCGCCACAGCAACCGAGTGGGAGAATTTCTTCGCCCTCCGTTGCCACTCCGACGCCCAGCCTGAATTGCAGCACATAGCCAAGATGATGCGCGATGCCTACTACCGGTCACTGCCTACACGACTCTACGCCGGCGAGTGGCATCTACCCTACATCACCGACTACGACCGCGACCACCACCCAGACCAGTTGTGCGCGATCTCCGCTGGTCGGTGCGCTCGTGTCTCCTACCTCACCCACGCCGGCACGGTGAACCCAACCGCCGACATCGAGCTGACCGACCGCCTCGTGCGCTCTGGCCACATGTCCCCGCTCGAGCACGTAGCCCGCGCCCTGAGCCCATCGGAGTGGTTCGAGTACGCCGACGCGGCTTGGGCCCGTTGGCGGCTCCAGGGCGTGCC